GTAACGTCTTCATAGCAAGGCACCTCCGGCCAATGTTTCGCCAATACCTTGCGCGGGAACGGTTCAATCTCGCAGAACGCCACGGTTTCAAAGCCGCCGGTGCGCTCAAGTCCAAGGCTAAACCCGCCAATGCCGCTGAACAGGTCCAGCACTTTAAGCGGCTTCATTCCGTAGACTCCAGCGCCGCAAGCCCGTCTGGCGTGATTGTCCAGAGCCGTTCGACCATTTGCGGGCGCTCACACGCGCAACGGATATACCCGCCGCGATAAAGCGCAGACAGCACGCCGCCTGTGGTGTCGCGGCATGTGTGCCAGTCACCGTCTGACATGCGGGCGAGTGTGGTGCGTTGTTTGGGGGTCATTTGCGAGCCTCAATCATTGCGTCTGCCATTTTGTAAGCGTCTTCCGCCATTAGTTCCCAGCGAGGCAAGTTTGGCTTGGTGTTTTGGTGGGTGCTGGAACTAAACCCGGCCATCGCCTGCCCCGCAAAGTAATCCCGAAGGCTCATGCCTGAATATGGCTTTCGGCCTATCACGCTGGTGTTGATGAAAGCGTCGCTTGGATACGCTGACCCGCCGTCGTCTTTTATATCGCTCATACCTTATCTTTCTTTGCTATTCGCGCGGCCCAGCGTTGCATTGCCTTGCGCACTACCTGTGTGATTGTCACGTCCTGCTGTTTAGCAAGGGCGTGGTAGTGGCGGTGTTCTTCTTCCGTCACTCTGATTTGGAGCCAATATGTTTTTGCCATGCTCCACCGTACCAATACGTCAATCAATACGCAAGAGAAAATATGTATTGACGCGGGCATTCGCACGGCGTAGGTTGATTGCAGGAACACAAACAAAGGAACAACACAATGAAAACTATCGGACTTGCATCGCTCGCCGCCTTCCTCGTCGCCATTGCAGGCGGCTGGATAATTAACATTATCTCACTGGCTGGAATGGACTGGTCACAAGCAATCACCATTGAAGGCGTTTTGCGCATCGTTGGCGTGATTGTTGTGCCGCTTGGCAGCATCATGGGCCTGTTCGCCTAACCCCCACGCGAGGTTAGTGCCCCGCTCCACAAAGGAACAACACAATGACCAACACCGCCGCCGACACCACCGCCGTCAACTCTTGCGACCTGCAGCGCATGATCCTGCTACTCGACGCAGCACAGGATGCACTGGACCAAGCCGCGCACATTGAAAAGATCCGCGCACACGGGAAGCAGATGCGCCAGATCACTGAGCAAAGCCGCGCAACCGCCACGCGCAAATTCGTTGCGGAGATGGCCGCAAAATACGACATTGATCTGGGGGTTTGAATATGCACCCCGCCGGATACATCCCATGCAATGAGTGCAGCGGCACGGGCAGCCCGTCAACGCATTACGACTATGTGCGCGGCAACAACCACACGCAGTTTTGCGCCAGATGCGACGGCGATGGTCGGGTGTATTTAGGACCACGCGCCGCAACCGTTTCGACAACAGGGGCCAGCGCCCCGCAAGGAGACTGACATGAACATCACGGAATTGAAAAGTGAAATGGCTGCACTTGAGGCCGAAATGTCTGAAAAGGCAATCAAAGCCCCACAGGCGCAAATAACAATCGGACATTCAAAAGCCAGCATTCATATCGACGCGCACTATAACGGTCGCCCGTTCAATGGTGAGCAATACAAGATTTTCTTTGCGGCTTCTGCCTCTGACTGCATCGCCGCAGCCCGCGCCTATATTGCCGCCATCCCCAGCCCAAAGGAAGCCGTAACCCGCGAATACCTCACCCGCGTGGCATCGGCGATTGACTACGCCACAGAGCATAGCATTGCAGAGGAATACGTCGCCCCCCTTCGCGGCGTGTCGTGCGCCATGACTGATAACCTGCTGACGAAGGGTTCTGCACAATGATCCGCGCATTTATCGGTGACGTTATCGGCGTCACATGCCTGGCCGTTATTTTCGTGGCCCTGCCGTGGATTGTCTACGGGTTTGGGGGGGTGTTGTGAGCGCGCCAGATCGGGTATGGAGGTCATCGCCTTGGTCTGATGCGGGGTACGATGCTGGTCTAGCTTCATGGCCGCAAAAGGAAAACGCAAGCCATGACGCCACCGAATACGTCCGCGCGGACCTTGCCCCGCAATGGCAGGACATAGCGACCGCGCCGGAGGACGGAGCAATAATGGTTTATTTTGGAAAACTCAATAACGCCCTTTCAAGACTTGGGATCGAATACGGCGAAAGCAGATTGTACGCAGAGTCAATCAGCGCTGCGTACTGCATAGGTGGAAATGTGTACGAGAGAAACACTGGGCACGACCTAACGGATCACATGGATGCTGACGAATGGCCCACCCACTGGATGCCCCTACCCACCCCACCGGAGACAAGCACATGATCCGCCGCATCCTAGCACTATGGCGCATCATCCGCCGCCCGAAGGCCCCGCGCCGCACAAACTGCATTGAGCACTTGAGCGATGCCCCGATCTACACCCGCAGGCACCGCGACGAGATAGCGGATCTACAAAACGACACACATTTAGAGCGGTTGGTGCAGATGCGCCGCGAATTGAGGGAGAACAGACATGACAGACACAACGACAGAGGCTGTGGAGGCCGCATGGGATGAATACGAGGCCAGCGCAAAACCGTGTGGCAACGATGGAGATATGGAATTTTACAACGTCGAGGGGATGGCGGAAGAGGCGCACAACCTTTACACCATGGCTAAAGCCCTTGCCGCCGAACGTGACGCCCTGATCACCCAGCTTGTCACCGCACAGGCGCAGGCCGATATGGCGCGGGATGCTTTGACTGAATGCGTCGAGGAAATTGACGGCTACATACAGCAAGAATATCCGTGCGATCACCCCGTGCAAGAACGGCGCAGGCAACGCGATTACGCCGCCAATCCAGCGCGCATTGCCCTCGCCCTGATCCAGCCCACCCCCACAACACCCCAGCCCACCCCCAACATGGCGCATAGCCCGAAAGGATAGAACGATGGACGAGACCACAACAAAAAACCTGATCGCGCGGCTGATGCAGCACGTCGAGGATACGATGTGTGAGGCCAAAGTGGATTACTTCCCGAGGCATCGAGACGGGGCGCGCGTCTCTTATGAAAGCAATTTCTTGCAGACATGCTTCGAGAACGCACTGGACGCCGCCCTTGCGCGTGAGGCGGCGCTGACTGTTCTTGTCAACTTGAATGAGACTGCAGACGCCATCATCGCCACCCCGCCCTCAACAGGGCGCATAGCCCGAAAGGATAGAACGATGGACGCAAAAGACTTAGCCGCCGCATTGAGGTTTATATCGAGGGAGGCATCTAGCCCGCAAGTGGCCGTGCATATGGTTGCCACAATGATTGACGGGGTAGCCGGATGGACGGACCTCACACCGCTTAACGTATCAACAGAAGATGGGGATGATTTAACAACGATTGGCGGGGCTTCCGTACACCTGCACGACATGCTTTAACCTTCACGCCATAGGAGTCAGAATAATGGTTATTTCATTTTGCGACCACCCCGAAAAATCAATATCAATATCATGGGTAAACAAGGCCAGCGGGTACAATAGCACGGGGCCGATCTGCAATGCCTGCGCGGCGAAACTCTGCGAGAGTCTAAAGCAATACCCCGGCGCCCATGAGACAATTACCATAACCCCCACGCCACAGGAGGCAGAGGCGCTAATCCCGCTCTAGCGGGTCGCCAGCGCCGCCAACCCAGCCGTCCCGCTTGTCGTAAGTGTCGAGCTTCATGCCGCGCCGATTAACCCACGATGAACCATAATCGTCAGTTGGCGCGAAAGGCTCTAGCCGTTGCCAATTCAGCCCGCCAATCCGTGCCGCAGCTAGATTGTGCTTGTGCCCGGTGTAGGCATGGCGGTGCCTGCATTCGGTCCAAAACGGGCAAACGTCTGCCAGCTTTAGAGCAAGCATTGTGGGCGTCATTCTGTCGCCGTGCTGGCCGAAGATTGCGGTGCGCCCCCACTGGAACTGAAACAACTCGGCTGGCGTCATATCAATGCTGGCCCTGTCGTTATTTGCCAGCCACTCGCGCAGAGCAAACGCAATCGCGCGGTGCGAGTTGGGGTCGTGATTGCCTCGCAGCACCCGCACTAAAACTCGGTCGTGGTGCTCGAGCGCGCGCGTGACTGCATACTTGATTATGGCAATCCCGGTATCAAGCGCCTTGTACATCCGCGCGGAAACGTCGAGTGGGTGCTTGCTGCCGGGTGTCTGCGCCTTGTCGTCGTCAGCGTGGAGGAAATCACCTCCCAGAAGCAATACGCATGTATCGGCGTGCGCGGCTCGGGATAAAACCTTTTCCATGCCGCGCATAAGATCATCCCGCGCAAGTGTCAGGTTATAATCTTGCCCGCCCGTTTCTTCACCCCATGCGGCCATGCCCCAATGCACATCGAATAGTGGCAGCACGTTGCACAGATCTGCAACTGTGCTCTCAGGACGCAATACCGGCGCTAGTGGCGTCATACCCTCGAACGCCTCGCGCATTCGACCAAGAACATCCTCCGATGTTTCAACCGGCGCGGTCCATCGCGTTGTGCCGGTCTTGTTGCCCGTTTCCGAGTCATAATTGTGTATCCACCCGCCCTTGGCCTCAACGCCGTTTAGCCCCGCATTATTCATGGCCTTCTGTGCGCCGCTGGACAAGTGCAAGCCCGCCCTTTTTGCAGCTTGGTACCGGCCTCGGAATGTGCCGTGCGGAATGCCGATTGCCTGAGCCGCATCTTTTTGCGACCCGTGGGCGCCCACAGCGTCAATGGCCTCCTGCATCTTTTCATGTGAAAGCGGCGGCGTTGGCACCGGCTTCGCCCCCGCTATCCGTCAATGCCCTCCGGCGGCGGCAAAAACCCCTCAAACGAAACGCCGCTGGCAATGAGGCATGTTACGCCGTCCGGTCCTGTTACTAACATAGTCCACGTTCCTGTCGATGCACTCGCAAACATCTCCAGCACGGCACCGTTTTCCATGAGCCCAATGCTCCTAATGGATTCGCTGTATTTGCTAGCGAGGTGCTCGAGCACAACAGGCCGGAGCGCGCAATTTTCAGAAGCAAGGGCAGGGGTGGCGAACGCTGCAACAGCAAGGACTGCGATAAGGTTTTTCATGGGGTCGGCTCCTGTGTAAATTCTTCAACGGCACATTCATACTCTATGCCTCGATAGGCCATTGCGTCAACATAGCTGTCCCTGTGCGTTGGGCTTGTCTGCGATCTGGCCATTTTTGTTGCGATGTGAAGCTGGGCCACTTCCCGCGCGGTCAGGTCTCGCCCTGTCCATGCGTTAAATATGTCCGCAATATGCTGCATTTTTTGGACAGGCGGGCCGTAGGTTTTATTTCGGTCCCCTGCGGTCAGGTTTATGGCCTCTTGCAGGCATGATATGCGCAGGGGCTCGGTCATATCGCGCCATCCAAGATAACCAATATTGGCAAGCACTTTTTACGGGCGGCGGGCATACTTTTGCCAGCCAGTGCACCAGCGCACGGCCCAACAAACGGCGCGCTGGCGTCAACTACCGCCGCCGCGCTCCCTGTCTGCAATGCTGTGCAGCCGTTTAATCCTGCCATCATCAGTGGCACCAATACCAAGATCCGCATTGTCAATCTCCCTGCGTGTTTTAATGTATTCATCAGCCGCCCGCTTTTCCGCCCTGTCAGACGCATCCTTGCGCCCGCGCAGGTAAGCGCCAGCCACGCCAGCAACAGCGACACCAGCGGCGAGGATATAGGGCCAGACGGAGCCTAGCAGCGCGCCGATCATTTCGCGGCCTTCCGGTCGCGCCACTTGTCGAACGCCAGCCATGCTTCAGACAGCAAAAGGGCGGTCACTGCGGCGATATCCGCGTTCTGGTAAAACACAGCGGCGGTGCCTTCGGTGGCCAGCCCAGCCGATACAGCGGCAAGCGCACCAAGGCGGAGGACCGTGCGGGCGATAAGTGCATAGTTCATTTGCGTACTCCGAAGATTGCAGCAAATAGGGATGCCCAGAAGCCGCCGCCAGTGCTTGGGGTGGCATATTTTCCCGGTGACGCCTTCGCGGGCTTTGCGTTACTCACCCCTGCCCACCATGCGGCTGCGTCATAGCCGGGACACTGCGTTGCCGCTCCGGGCATGTCGCGGTGGCCCTCGACCTTTGCGTTAGGAAAGCGCACCAGCAATTCCCGTATCAGCTTGATCTGTGCATCAATTTGCGATGGCGTGCGGTTATCAACACCCACGTTTATGGCGGCACGGGTCACGCCCCCCTCAACACAAATACCGATTGAGTTTGAGTTGGATCCCTTGCAGTGCGCCCCGACTTCAACCTTGCCGGGTTGTGACATGTCACGTCCGGCTTCCACCATACCATTCTTGCGGATGAAGTAGTGGTAGCCGATCCCACGAAACCCACGCGCACGGTGCATTCGGTCAATGTCAGCAGCGGTAAAGTCGCTTTCGATTGGTGTGGCACTGTAGTGCTGCACGATGTACTGCACGCGGCTATCTGGCTGGTAGGTCATTTATCCATTCCTCTCAAAATCGTTTTGGTGTCTTTGTCAGATACCTTCATGTAAACCACCCTACAATTATATCTTTGAAGAATAAGACGCCCCCCCATGCAATCGCGCCCAGCACGCCTAGCAGCATAAGCCCTCCGGTTATTCGAGCACGCACTGACGTGACAAGATCCGTGACAGGCTCGATATTATCCAGCCGCCGCAGAACATCAGCTTGCCCGTGCCGAATGTCACTGAGCTCTACGCTTGTGGCACGCCGCGTCCGTTCGGTTTCAGCCTGCGCAACTTTCCGCTCTTGCCGGTCCTCCTCCGCGCGGCCATTCATGTGCGCAACCATGGCTGCAATTTCGGCAACTTGTTCTGCAATAGTTCTCGGCATTTAGTAAATTCCTTCGGCGGCGTTGAGGGTGCTGCGCGCCTCCTACAATGTCACGTATGTAATTAGGTTTGAAAACACCGCGTCACCTGCCGAGGCAGGCGTCCAGTAGAGTCTGAAAAGATACCCCGACGCGTCATTATCCCGCAATGAAGTAGATGCCAAGTTGGCAGTTGAGCCAGTGCTAAGGCCCCCCGCTGCGGTCCAAACCCCTTCGTAAGAACCTGTTGAAGCGCCCGGATCATTTATCACGCGCAGCTTTATAGTCCCGCGTGTGAACCCTGCTACAGACGGAATGTTTACAACGCCTAGTAGATTGGCAGCGCTCGGCGCGCCGTTACCGTGGAGAGCAAAAACCCCGCCCGAGTGTGCTTCTGCCAGTGTAAATTCCACGTCAACCTCGAGGATAACAGTCGGGCTGAACAGTGTAAATTTAGGCATACGAAACGGCACCCAGTCCGCGCCGCCAAGCGATCCATCGGACAGGAGGGCCGCGACGCCACCCACAGTGTCCACAGTGAACTGATTAGTCCCCCCCGTTCTGCCTGACCTGACGTGCATGAACCTGCTGCCCAAGACGGATAGCCCTTGAATGGATGCCGTTCCGCGAGCAGTGTAAGCACTCATAGTTTCTGTTAAAGTTGGAAAAACGTCAGCCGATGCGTCGTCTTTCGCCTGATCCCAGATGCCGTTTTCCACGTTGATGATTTCAGACGTTGACGCCCCGAACGTGTTTCCCTGCGTTCTTATCCTCGCCATTTGACTGACCGCGCCGTTATGGGTCATTGTTCCGGTGTGCAAGCAATTTTCTACGTATGCAATCCCACCGCGCGAGACAGACCAAGGCAAATCACAGTTGTTAAACGTGATCCGCTCGTTAGCCCCAAAGCCGCCAATGTTGGAGTTGCATCCGTAGTAAGAGCGAATGCCACCTGTTGCCCCGTCAATAATCCCGCCCGTTATATCCAAGCGAAGCCCGCGAAAATCGAAGGGGTATGGCGTATTCGCTGCATGAAGGTTCCGGCTCCGCACAATTCCATTATGCCAGTAAATAATTCCATTTTGAGACCAATTGGCAAGTTTGATGTTCTGAAAACCTATGTTTAGAAACCCGTTTTCAGAATTGCTGAGACCGCCGCGCATTGCCGCGTAGGCTGCGTTGCCTGTCCCGCTCCAAACAGTTTCAGGCACCGCGCCCAGCCCCCCAGCAGAACGACCGAAAACCTCAAGTGGATACCTGAAGTACGGCACCTTGCTGATCACAACCCCCGTATCGGTAAATGTTCCGGCCTCCATTTGAATCCGCCAGCGTCCATCCGCCGACTTGCTACCCAGTGCAAGCATGCGCGCCCATGCGGACCCAAACGTGGTGCCTTGTGCTGCTGTCCTCCCGTCCGCTTGCGCGCTTCCATCGTGAGTGCAGTAAATCACAACCAGTTGTGAGTCGCCTTTAGGGTTTGCGTGCCACGTGGAGCCATCTTGAAGAATGCTCCACGTCCCGTTAGTTGTAACATCCCACAGGTTTGGCACGTTTCCCGTGGCCAAGTATTGACCCCCGCCGCGCAAGGACCGGCCTGCAATAAAGCAGTAAGCCACAGAGCCCACAAGCGCTGCTTGCATGTCTGTCGTGCCGGGGGTTGTGTTCGCCGCCCAGTGATCGGGGTACACGTCACCGTCAGGCAACCATCTTTGCCCGTCTGCTGTGGTTAGCGCCGTGCTTGAAGCGTCGCGCTTGTACGCCAGCAACCCAACACCGCTACGAACAAACAGAATATCCTGAGCATCTGGCACATTCAGCAGCAGCGCCTCGGCCCGCGTTGGTGCGTATGTTGCCCCGTCATTGGACGGCGTAATGTCCACTGTCCAAGTGACAGTACCAGTGCCGGTTGACGCTGCTACGGTGTAAGTGTCCCGCTCTGCAAAGAATTGGACAAACGCCGTAGTCGCGTCAGCGTTAAACGGGTTTGTAATTGCGGTGCGCGATACATCAGAAAATAGAGTCGCCAGCGCGCCATCTGACGCGCGCCGAACCTCAACTTCAGCGCCCGGCACAACGTCCCCAGCCGCGTCTACAATCGTTGCATTAAATGAACCAAGTGGCATAGCTTAAACCCCAATAAGTGTGTCTTGAATAACAAACGCGCCAACCTTGCTGGAGCTGATATTGCTCATGTCAGTTGCTCTGTCGGGGCCGTATAGGGTGGCAGTGCAATATCGCCATCCTGCGTCACAAGCAGCGGCTCAGGGAATAGCGTTTCTTGCGGGGCGTTCGCGCCATGGGGCAGCAGCAGCGTCAGGTGCAGCACGCCGTCAATGCGCGTCACGTCAGACAGCAGCGCAGGGCAGTCCACCGCATCGCGGGGCCTTGTGTCACCATCCTTGAGCGCGGTAAAGTTAAACGCCACCCCGTTGACAGTCAGTGTGTCACCTGTGCGAGACAGGGTTAGCGCTGCATCAGCGCGGACTGGGTGCAATGTGATTTTCATGGGTGGGGCTCCTTCAGAACCATCGGCCAATGGCCATTGCGGAAAACGGCTCGCTCGTGTTGGCAGGCCAGTCCACAGCTATTGATGCCTTGAGCGCGCGAACAGTTGTTCCGGTGTCCTGCCAGAGTGCGCGTGCGCGCGTACCATTCGGGGGGGGGCTGGTCGCGCCAAAGGTAACAACCGGAGACACTGAATAGGCGGAAGGAAATGTCCATGTCCCGGAAATCGTAGTGTTTTCGCCGCCGGATAGTGTGACGTTGTGTGTGCAGATCAGCGTACCATCCGCAAACCGCACATACGTGCCGTTGGCATTTGCGCCGCTTTCAAACCCGGCACCCGTGGGGACGCCAGCCGTCTGACTCACCGTGCCAAGAATGTTTCTGCGAGCATAGAGGCGCCCGCGATCAACACCGCCCTCAGCCAGCCCTAGTTGATCCGCGCCAATGCGGTAGAGCCCCGTGTTTGAGTCGGACGCAAACGCTATGGACGGCGCCGTCGCAGATCCGTTTGCAATTTCTCTAGTAAGTGGCGGCTCAAACGCAGATACAACGTCTACTGTCCAAGTGACAGTCCCCGACCCCGTTGACGCTGCAACTGTATACGTCCCCCGCTCTGCAAAGAACTGGGCAAACGCAGTATTCGCGTCAGCGTTAAACGGGTTGGCCTTTGCATCCCCAGCCGCGTTAGAAAACAGAGTTGCAAGGCCATTGTCTGACGTGCGCCGAACTTGAACTTGCGCGTTTGGCACAACGTCGCCTGCCGTGTTTACGATTGTAGCATTAAATGAACCAAGTGGCATAACTTAAACCCCAATAAGTGTGTCTTGAATAACAAACGCGCCTGCAGCAACAGTTTGAAATTGTGCATCGGCGTTGGTTATCCGGCACTCGTAATAGTATTTTTTTGGAGCCAAGTTTGTTTCTGTGTCGGTTATCAAAGTGAACCCTTGGCTGTTAGTGGCCAGTATGATCTGACCGGAGCTTAATGTTTTTGTGATAAGAGACGGACCTTTTGTTGACTCAGCAATTGTAAAGGTTATTTCGGTTGCCCCCGAAACATCAATAGGGCGACCTTCGACGTTTACAAAATTAATGACAATTCTTCCGTCATTTTTTCGCGGCCAATCAACTTGACCCGTTTCAATCTTGGCCATGGGACCGCACTCCATTCTGAATTTGGCGCGGATTGCCCGCTCGTCGTTGCGTTTAAACGTTAGGCAATACACTAGGCCGCGCAAAGCGTTAGATATCACCATTTGGTTAGAGATTACAGGGCTT